AAGCCACTCAACCCCGACCTCATCCAAAACGTGGGGATTGTCCTCAAGACCAACGGCACCATCTGTCAAGGTCTTAAGGTGTCGTGTATCGGACGGACAAACGACGTGCCGAACCTCGCGCTCGGTCGATTCTTTATCGGCAGGACAGGAGGCACGACAGGTCAAAGTCTCTATTCTCTCACCTACACCTCTCCCAGCGATGGAGAGACCCTCGTGTACGATAGCTTCACCAACACATTGGTTGGAGGACATCCTACGCAGGCAGGTGTGGAGTCAAGGGTGACACGCACCTCATCCAGCAATACCAGAACATTCACTCCGGGGCCAAGAACGTTGTACTTCGGCACGCAAGCAAACGCTACCTACTCAAGTAACATCCGAGGGAATTTGGCATACGGCTTTGACAACTTTGGAGAGACGCTTTCTATCGCGGCTCTGAGTGAAGGGACAACGATTGAGGTGGTGCTTAATTATCGATTGAGATTGGATACCAATGGCGTTGTTGCTCTCTCTGCGAATAGAACCGGAAGTTTTTCAGGCTTGTCCTTTACGTTTCCGACGTACACCACGGCAGGAACCTACACCGATAGTGTCACAAGCACGGTCGCCACAGTTGACGTTTTCCAAAGTGTCAGCAGCTTGACCTTCACTTTGCTTTCAACGGTGAACGGAAGCATCACACCCCAGTCTATTGAACTGATTATAACACACGTATGAGCCAATTCATCTATACCGACGAGGAGAAGCACATCACTTCAGGAGCCGAACAGACGGCTATGTTGGAGCGGTTGGTGGATTTCGTCAACGAGCTACACTCCGAGATTCAATCCCTCAAAGAGGCCGTCCAAGAACTACAAGACAACACACCAAACCCATAACCTATGGAATTTATTCTCGACAACTGGGCTGAATTGGCCCTCATCGTTATCACCGCCGCTGGCTCGATTACGGCTCTTACGGAAAGCGAAAAGGACGACACCATCGTGGACGTCCTCAAGCGCATCTTGAACGCAGTCATCCTCGGCAAATCTAAGAAGTGAAAACGGAGGACTTCGATAAGGTACTGGCGGAGTTTGCCGAAGAGGTAAACCTTGCCGCCAAGCGCACCCTTGGCTCCCGTAGGATTGGAAAAAACCGAACCTATGGCGTGGCCTCGCGCTCCTTACAGAAGTCCCTCGACTACAAAATCTCCGATGAGAAGGTCAGCTTTGGGAGTCCGCTCCCTTATGCTGCCTTCATCCATTGGGGCGTGAATGGCACACGCAAGAACCGCAACGCCCCCTTCTCCTTCAAGTATGAGAACCCCAGCCGCAAGCACGTCGATTCAATCGTGCAATGGATGAAAGACAAGCCCGTGCGACTGCAAGCCGTCGGGGGTGGGTTCATCAAAAAGAAGGGGCCACGAGGTGGCGACCGATTCCGTAGTGCCGCGTTCCTGATCGCGCGGTCAATCAAGCGCAAGGGCATCGCAGGGCTGAGATACTACGCAGTGGCTCTTGAGAGCATCGTTCCACAATACACCGACAAACTTGGAGAGGCACTAGCCCAAGACCTCGTAAAGAGCTTGTCCTTCAAGGTTGGTAACCTTACAATCAAAGCAAAGTAATGGCCGTATCAATTACCGCAAGCCCCGCTGAGACACCGTATCCCGCTGGTCAATTTTTGGTGTTTACCCTCTACGACAGTGCCACGATTCCGGACAAGTACATCGTGGAGGTTATGACGTCGACTTCTACAACCAGCCAAGGGAGTGTCTTTGCGAAGTTCTACCTTGAACCTAACTCTGAAGACCGAGCGCATTTCGACATTAGCAGCCTAGCCAAAAGCAAGTTGGAATTTCCCAAGACGGTGGAAGGTGGCAACGTCATTCACTCACACTTCGATGCGACCAACAAATACAGCGTCATTGACCAGAGTTGCGTGTTGAAGATGACAGTGCGCGCGGGACGATACAACAACGGCACGGAAACCCTAAATCAAGATAGCGAGAGTACATACGTCCTCAATGGTGTGGAGCAACTGAGCAAGGGCTATCTGCCCGACTTTGAGGCGTATCTACCTGCTGGCGTTCAATACTACGCTTGGCTGACAGACCGCCTCTTGGACGCTCCAACTGGTTTTAACCCTAAATATCGCCTCTCATTCGATGATGAGGCAACTGCGTGTATGCTCCTGCCGGACAACCTCACATCGAGAACAGGGCCAACGATTATGCGCCTCGTTGCATACAAGACGGGTTACTCAACGCAACAGATAGACATCGACATTTCTGCTGCCGCCTCTACTACGGTGAAGGACAACTTCCTTGTGTGGAACATCTCCCCCAGCCGTTTGGATGACTATGGGGTGACCAACGTTGATAGCGTGTACGCTTACGCATTTGCACCAAGAGACACAGGCAACAGGGGGCAGGCTGTACAAGTGGAAATTTACGAGCGCCCATGCAAGCACGACGCGACGCAACTGGCTTGGGTCAACAGTCGAGGCGGGTGGGATTACTTGCGCTTCGACAGTCGCACCCCAAAGAACATCGCGGTAACGGGCAAGCAATACCGCAAGACTGTTGGCACGTGGGGAGGTGCTAGCTTCGACATCTCGGACAACGGGCGCCAGTATGACATCTTCGCTAAGACAGGCAAAGAGAGCTACGTTTTGCGGGAGTTGTTTTTCCGTGCCGAAGACCGTGAGCTTCTGCGTTACCTGATGCAAAGCCCGTATGTAGAGATTCGTCTGGGAACAGGCGACTGGCAACCGTGCGTCGTGAAGTCCAATAGCATCTCTATTCAGCCTTCGGGGTCGCAGTTCTACGATGTGAGCGTAGAGGTTGAAATTGCAAACGACATCCGATGCTGAGACTTGTAGTAGACAACAAGGACGTAGAGTTGTACGCCAATGCACCCGTCAATCTGAAGTTCCAATTCAGCGACGTTGGCCAAATCAACAACCCATTGGCGTCGTACAGTCAAACGTTCCGAGTACCGTTGACCCCACAAAACACTGAAATCTTTGGTGCGCTTGATGTTGTAGAGCTGATAAGTCAGCCCGGAACATCTGTAACAAATTTGCAACAACGCATCCCCGCCCAGTTGCTCAAAGGTGCGACACCAATAGTTTCCGGATTTATTCAAGTCAAAGCCGCCTATCAAACCAAAGAGATTTATGGCGAGGTGGAGCTGGTGTTCTTTAGTGGTGCCCTCGATTTGAAGCGAGAACTAGAGGGTCTGTTTCTGTCCGATCTTAACCTTAGCTCATACGACCACGACGTAACGTGGGCAAACCTTGGGCCACTTAATGGCAAGCCAGCAGGTGTTGAATATGGCATTATGGACAGGGGCCGCAACTACGCGGCACCAGCCAACCCAATGGGAGAGGAAAGCAACCCCATCCGTATCACTGAGATGGTTCCCTTTTTACAGGCCAAGCGCATTGTTGACAAAATCATTGAAGAGGCGGGATTTACCTACGAGTCGACGTACCTCAGCAGTACTGATTTTGGTAATGTCTACTTGCCTCTTTTTAACGGGAGCGAGGCCATCCTTCAGGCAGAGAACGTCCCCGAAAACATCCGTGTCGGCAAAGCAACAAACCAAGCGTTTGTAGCAGACACCACGCCAGCAACGGGAAAGGTAGAACTGTCTGAAAATGCGGACGACGCCACAGACCCCTCGAACAACTGGAGCAACACAACGGACGAGTTTACCGCTCCGTTCAACGGGATGTTCCGATTAAGATTGACGTATAGTTTTTCACGAAGTGGCTTTTGGACAGGTTACAGGCCAAGCATCTCTTTCCAAAAAAACGGGAGTGACGTATATAGCTGGTCAGTCAATTTCGACAACACCAGCAACCAAGTTGAAGAGCACACCCTATTTCTGCAACAGAATGATGTCGTGCGCGTCTTTGTCACCAACAATATGACCGGAGGCGGGCCAAGCACTTTCACCATTTTAGGTAATAACGAAACCTTGACAGGAACAAGGACGGTGCTAGAGGTCGAGGATATCAGCCGAGCGGGAGACTACGAGATGAGCGTCAGCGCAAATATGCCGGAGATGCTTCAGTTTGATTTTCTCTCTTCGCTTCAGAGTATGTACAACCTTGTGTTTGTGCCGGACTTGCACAAGCCCAACCACCTGATCATTGACACGTTTGAGAATTACGCATATAGTGGCACGACGGAGCAATGGACGGCCAAAGTAGATTATAGCAAAGACGTAAAAATCACTCCTACTACAGACATCCAAAAACTCGAATACGAGTGGTCTCATGCTCCTGGCAAGGACTTCATAAGCGAGGAGGTGCAACGCTCACTTGATCGCGTATATGGCCGATACCGAGTCGTCCAAACGGGCAACGACTTTGCCACTGGGAGCTTGCAGTTAACGACTAAGTTTGCCCCCTACCTTGTGTCTGCCGTTCCGGGTCAGGCTATCTACGTTCACAGGAGTTTGACAACCGACGGTTCAGGGGTCGACAATGCACCTCCGATGTTGGCCTACAAGAACACTTTGGGCGGGTCTCCGTATGGCACCCTGTATTTCCTTGATGAGGACGACAACACACAAGGCTCGACAAGCACGGAGTTTTTTAGTATGTACGAGAAGGGTCTGCAAACGACTGTGGATAGCAAAGACTTGTCGTTTGGTGTAGAGCGTCCCCTGTTTCCTATCCCTGTCAATCCACGAGACACTCTATTTATCCGGTTTTGGGGTGAATATGTGGCGGAGTTGTACAGTCCCTCGGCTCGTATCGTAGAGTGCTCTGTTTATTTTGATGAGCTTGATATTAGCCAGTTCAGTTTTGCCAACACCATTGTCATCAAAGGCTCTCAATATCGCTTGCTGGAGTGCTCCTTTGACGCGAGCGAGCCGAGTGTTGCCAAAGTGAAACTCCTGAAAAGACTCGATGACATCCCTTTGTGTTCTGATTTGCCGACGTCATTAAGGCAAAGCACAGGGGTTATCTTCTTTAACGATAGCGGCCCCCTTGACCCTGACTTTGGAAACCAGTCTTGTTGCGAGTATTATGGATATATCTGGGACTTGAATAAAGCTGACCCGGGCAAGTGCCGACCTAACGTCTTGACCTTAGAACTATGAAACGACCTGAACACATTATGAAGGCTATTGACCTCTTGCAAGCCAACAAGGTCAAGAGCTGCCTCCCGTGGTGGCTTATTCCACTCGACTACCTTTTGACGCTGGTATATCTCACGGCCTTTGGTGCGGCTTGCATCTTCATCATCTATAACGTTCTGCTATGGCTGTAAGCAATCAGGAAATCATCTACACGGTCAAGGCCGACACAGGAGAGATTGAGAAAGCCTTACAAACAGTCTCCAAGGACGCGGAGAAAACGGCAAGCAGTGTCGACGATGTTGGCAAGTCGATGGACAAAACGGGGGATGCCACAAACATCCTGACGGACAAGCTCGACAACCTGACGGGGGGTGCTATCTCCGGCTTCAAAAGTGCAGCTACAAGCACCAAGTCATTCATCACAGGTCTGAAGCTGACACGAGCCGCGATCATTGCCACGGGCATTGGTGCCTTGGTTGTTGGTGTGGTGGCTCTTGTTCAGCAGTTTGCCAAGACGGAGGAGGGCGCTAGAAAGCTCGCCAAAGCATTTGCTCCTGTTCGGGCCGTCATCGATGTCTTGCAACAAAAAATCAGCGCACTAGGGGGAGCTATCTTCAAGCTCTTCACTGGAGATTTCCGTGGTGCCGCTGACGACTTTACAAGGGCGCTCTCAAATCAGAACAACGAATACGAACGACAGATTGAACTGTACCGTGAACTGGCGGACAGAGAGCAAGCGTTGGAGGATGCGCGTATCCGTCAGACCGTGGCCACGGCCAAGACACGTGCAGAAATCAAGGAACTGAACCTCGTAGCTGAAGACCTTACAAAAAGCATCGACGAGAGGGAGGCCGCAGCAGAGCGAGCCGGACAACTGGAGAGGGCTTTGTTTGAGGAGAGAAAGCGTATCGCAGAGGAAGAGCTGGCCATTGCACAGGCACAACTTGAAAGCTCAAACACCACGACAGAAGATCGTGAGAGGGTTGCACAACTGGAAGCCGAAATCTTCCAACTGGCTCAGGAGTCTTTGGAGCTGCAAACAACTCTAAACAACAAGCTCAACACTATCCGAGCCGAGGGCTTGCGTCAACAACAAGAACAACTCGACCTCTTGCGGGAGACCAACAAGGAACTGCAAGACGGCAGGGTTCAGGTTGAAGAGATTGAACAGGACATCGAGGAGCGCACCCTTCAGGGGCAGGTACGACAGACGGAGATTGTAGAAAGCGAGAGCCAGAAGCGTCGTCGTATCAGACAAGAGGAGTTTGAGGTTTTCAAGGAGTTTGTCTTAAAAGACCAAGAGACCGTTCTCAACTTTGCACAGGGCACCCTTGCGACGCTATCTGATCTAAATCAGGCGTTTGCTGGCGAGAGTGAAACAGAGCAAAAGAAAGCGTTTGAAAGGCAGAAAAAAATTCAGATAGCTCAAACCCTTATCTCGACCTATGAGAGCGCGACGCAAGCCTTTAAGTCTTTGGCAGGTATTCCCGTTGTTGGCCCTGCATTGGGTGCGGCGGCGGCAATAGCGGCAACGGCAACAGGTTTGGCCAATGTGCGGCGCATAAAATCCCAACAATACCAAGGCGGAGGTACGCAGGGTGGAGCAGCGTCGACATCCTCACCAAGCCCTTCTTTGAGTGGGGCGGCTACGCAAGCCACTCAAGCACCGCAAGCGCCTCAACTCGATTTGTCCTTCCTTGGCGAAGGCGCAGTAAGTGAGGCACCTATTCAAGCCTATGTCATTTCTCAGGACGTAAGCAACGCACAACAGGCCAACCAACAAATCCAAGAACAAGCACAACTATGAGAATTGTAGAACTTATCATCGACGAAGAGGCCGAACTGTATGGTATCGATGCCATCAGTTTGGTGGACAGGCCAGCCATCGAGTTGGACTTCATCGCCCTCAAACAACAGAAGGTCGAGTTTGCAGAGGTAGACGCAGACAAGAGAATCTTGATCGGCCCTGCCCTCGTCCCCGACAAACCTATCTACCGCAAGAACGGAGAAGACGAGTTTTACGTCTACTTCTCCAAGAGCACCGTGCGCAAGGCCGCAGAGCTTTACCTGAAGCACGGCAACCAAGCCAATCACACCCTCGAACACGAGCACAAAATCAACGGGCTGACCGTGGTGGAGTCGTGGATGGTAGAGGATAAAGAGAAGGACAAGAGCGCGGCCTACGACCTAGACGTACCTGTGGGCACGTGGATGGTGGCGGTCAAGGTAGACAATGAAGCCATCTGGCAGGAGTGGGTCAAAGAGGGCAAGGTCAAAGGCTTCTCCATTGAGGGATACTTCGTCGACAAGATGAAAAAGAACGCGGAGGATGAGATGTTGGCCGAACTTGCCAAGGCCATCGTCAAGACCGACAAGCGCACCAAGACAGGAACGCGGGTCGTTATGGAGTCTTACACCGACTATCCCGACGCAGTTAAGAACAACGCCAAGAGAGGCATCGAGCTGAACGAGAAAAACGGCAACAAGTGCGCCACCCAAACAGGCAAGGTGCGGGCGCAACAACTGGCCGCCGGAGAACCTGTGTCTCTGGAGACGGTCAAGCGTATGGCATCCTACCTTTCACGGGCGGCTGAATACTACGACGAGGGCGACACCTCAGCGTGTGGCACGATCTCGTATCTGCTATGGGGAGGCAAGGCCGGACTGCGGTGGGCTGAGTCCAAGCTGAAAGAGGAGTTGTGGGCAGCGTTGAAAAAAGAACTGGGCGAACTTCAGGATTGAGGTTCCTAAAAACTTATACACACAAACGGCACTCTATGACTATCAAGGAACGGGTACAGGAAGTCTTCAACAAGTTCAACGTGGCTCTCGAAGTAGAGGACAAAATCCGCGTGGATATGGCTGAGGAGACTCTCGAAAATGGCACGGTTATTTACACCGACGCAGACGACTTC